TTAAGACTAAAATCATCAAGAAGTATCTACCGTTGATAAATCAACAAGTAAACCGTTATCTACAGATGATGGATTTTTACATTAACTTTACTCTTGATGAGGAGTTTAACGAAACCATTCAATCCCCAATACATGAGGATTTTTCTTATGCATCGTTTAGTGAAGGTGAAAAACAAAGAATTGATTTAGCACTTCTCTTCACATGGAGGGAAGTTGCTAAGTTTAAAAATTCAGTATCTACAAATTTAATGATACTGGATGAAGTGTTTGACAGTTCACTTGATGGTCAAGGAACAGAAGAGTTTTTAAAGATTATCAGGTATGTAATTAAAGATGCTAATATCTTTATCATATCTCATAAGACGGGGATGGAAGATAAATTTGAAAATCACATTCGATTTGAAAAACTTAAAGGATTTAGTAGGATGGCATTATGATTGGAATTGTTGGCAATGGCTTTGTAGGAAATGCTGTATATCAAAACCTACGTGATAAAGTAAAATGTAAGGTCTATGACGCAGATAAGAATAGATCACTTAATACTTTAGGTGAAGTTATAAATCAGGAATTTATATTTGTATGTCTTCCTACTCCAATGAGAGAAGGGGGAGAATGTGACTTATCAATACTAGATAATTTCTTTGAGGATCTTCCTGAATACATAGACGGCACATTTGTTATAAAATCTACCGTTCCTGTTGGTACAACTAAGAAGTATACTGAGAGGCATAATGTTATTCACAACCCAGAATTCCTCACAGCAAGAAATGCGGTGGAGGATTTTGCCAATTCAGAAAGAAATATTGTCGGAGGGGATCAAGAATTATGTGTTGATTTTGTTCGTTTCTTTGAGCAGTGTTTTCCTAATATCCCAAGTATCATTACCTCCTCGGATGAGAGTGAAGCGATCAAATATTTCTCAAACACATTCCTTGCCTATAAGGTAGCATATTTCAATAAGATATATGACTTATGCCAAGCAGTTGAAATGGATTATGATACAGTATGTGAGGGTGTTACTGCTGATAGTAGAATAGGTAAATCACACACTAAAGTTCCTGGTATAGATAATGATAGAGGATTTGGTGGAACTTGTTTTCCTAAAGACCTTAACTCCTTGATTGTTCAAATGGAATCTCATGGAGTAAATGCTGACATGCTCAAAGCAGTGTGGGAGTATAATAAACAAATTAGAAAAGTTATTGATTGGCCAGTGACATGAAAGTATTAGTAACAGGGCATAGAGGTTTTATTGGTCGGTATGTATTTGCTGACTGGAGACATGAATTGGGATATCAAGTTCATGGCCTAGATCATCCAGACGATGTGGGTGACTTTAATATTAGTGGTAAGATGGAAGCAGGTGATTATGATCTTGTAGTTCATCTTGCAGCATGGGCAGACATCCGTGAGAGTATGGATAAACCTGCACAGTATTATGAGAACAATGTAGTAAAGACAAAACGATTATTTGATTGGTGTAGAGACACTAATACAAGACTTCTGTATGCTTCTTCAAGTGCTGTAGATGGTGCATATTGGAATAATCCTTATGCAATGAGTAAGTGGATCAATGAGCAGATGGCACCACCAAACAGTGTAGGAATGAGGTTCACAACGGTCTATGGCCCTGATAGTCGGGATAATATGATGTATGGAATGTTAAAAGAAGGAACTGCACCATATGTAACAAATCATAAAAGAGACTGGATTCATGTGAAGGATGTTTGTCGTGCCATCAGATATCTTGCTCCTAGCACTATATGTGGCCCTGTTCCTGTTGGATATGGAGAATCTATTCCTGTAAGAAAATTAGCAGAAGCATTTGGTAGAGGTGATCTACCAGTTAAGGATTATACTCCTGGTGAGGTGGATGATAATGTGGCAGATATTTCTATTATGGCCAGCACTGGATGGATGCCAATGATAAACATTTTGGATACAGTAAATGATTAGCAGTTCTAGACAGCAGGGAGATAATCCTGCAACATTGAATCCAGTTGATACTGCAGATCCAAATTCATATACTGTTGGTGGTGCAATGGATACAGGTGATTCTGAAAATTGGGGGTTCAATAAAGAACAAGATGCCGACTTATAGACAAACGGTAAAATCCTTTCCAGATCCAACTAAGAGATTTTTATTTGTTCATATTCCAAGAACTGCTGGTAGATTTCTTGAAGAGAATTTTTTAGATAATGGATTTGAACCAGAACAGAAAATATGGGATACTTTAGATGGAATAGAAATTGCTCATTTTGATAGATCTCTTTATGAGAAACACTTTGATATAAAAGATATTCCCCATTTCACTATTGTAAGAAATCCTATCGATAGATTCTTTGGATGTTCCATTTTTTTAAAGAGAATGTATGGTGATGATATACAAGAAATGATGGAGGATGAAATGATGTTCTATCAGATGTTAGAGAACTTTCCTCTTACTCAAGCAGTCAATTGGTTTAGACCACAGGTAGATTTTCTTACAAGTGAAACTAATATATGGAAATTTGAGGATGGTTTTGGTGAGGATTTTTCTGAATGGTTAAGTGGATTACTGGGAGTAAAGTTTGTGGTTAATGAAATTAATCCAGATAACGTAAAGAATATTAATAGACAGAAATTAAATTTAGAGTATCTTGAATCAGATCATCAAAAGAGGAAGCTTGACAAGACTGCTAAACTGGTAAATAATATCACGGCCCTTTATAGGAAGGACATTGAGCAACTCTATCCCGAATTGGCAACACCATTCGAAGAAGGAACCTAAACGAACCTTAAAACCACAAG